ATAAATATACCGATGCAGATATTGTAGCGGGCAAAAAAGCAAAGCAATTCGTTACGGGCAGCGGCGGTGATACCTTCACCCTAGTTGGTGTAATTTCGGTTGCAGCGGCAGACGATGATTTGAGCGTTTACCGTGTATTTGCTAACGTACCAGCGAATGCGGTTCCTGTAGAGATTTGTGTTCACAATACCGCCCTTACTTCGGGTACGGATTGGGACTTGGGCCTTTATAAAACCCAATCGGGCGCAGTGATTGACAAGGACATCCTCGCGGATGGCGTTGACCTTTCGTCGGCTCGTACCATTGCAACGGCTAATAACCTCGGCCTGACTACGCTGACACTTGGTGAGCTTAAAACGCTCGCTACGCTTTCGGCGCAAACCAACCCAGACGAAGCCTACGATATTGCTTTCACGGCAAATACCGTTGGTTCTGCGGCTGGCACAATTCGCGTCACTGCAACGTTCGTCTACGCGTAAGCGTAAACTGGGGGGAGTGGGTAATGCCTTTCTCACTCCCCTTTTTATTTAAGAGGTTTTCATGGCTATCACGTCAAGTACGGATATTTGCAAACTTAGCCTAGATTTATTACAAGGCGGCAGTGTTTCCGATATTACAGCGGCGAGCACTTCGATTGAAGAGATATGTGAACGGTGGTATGACCACACACGCCGCAAGCTGTTGCGGCAACACCCATGGAATTTTGCGGTAAAGCGTGCTGAACTAGCCGCCTCAACAGATGTGCCTTTATTTGGCGCTACAGCGCAATTCCCTGTTCCCGCTGACTTCTTACGCTTATTGCAGGTAGTTGATTCTGAGGGGGGCATTATAGGCGCAGAGGAATACTTCTTTGAAGCGCGCTCCATTATGTTTCGCTATGATGAGGAAACTACCGCACGCATCCTATACATCACCGATGAGGAAGATGTAACCAAGTTCGATGATTTGTTTATTGATTTGCTCTCGGTAGAGATTGCATTGTCGATTGCCTACCTTGTGACGCAGAATAACGCAAATATTGATAGGTTGAACACTATCCGCAAAAACCTAATGTCGGCGGCTAAGTCGATTGATGGACAAGAGCACCCGCCTATTTCACGTAAATCAAGTATAAATCGCCGCTCGCGCATGGGGCTTGGGCTAGCGGTTATTATGGCGGTTTTTGCTGCGGACAGTGATAGGGGCGGTGATGGCATACCTATCCCTACCCCAAGCGAATCATCCTACCTTACAAAAGATGATGGTTCGAGCTTACTATATAAAGATGATGGTTCTAGCATTTTGGAGATGTAGCAATGGCTAACGGTAAGTTTCAAGATTGGATTGATAGTGAGCTAGTTGACGCCGTTATTACTGGCGCAGAGAAACTGCATTTAACGCAATCCGCAGCAAGCAAGCGCGCCTCGCTGGACGACGTTAAGGATTGGGTTTTGACAGGCGTATCGTCGCCTGAAAACATCTTCCGCCCTGAAGATTACGCTACGGGCACACCTAGCTATGCAGATAGCTCAAGCACAGGTGAGAACCTTGGCGGTGGGTTATTCCGTGATTTAGTGTTTCCATTTACCACGGCGGATATTGGTAAGTCATTCTGGCAGGATGCTACTACTACACGCACGATTACAGCCGTTGATGGCTCTGGTGTAGCAACTATCAGCCCAGCGCCTTATGGGACTACAGGGCTTAGCTATGTAAAAAATGGCTATGATTGGACGCCATTTATTCAGGCTGCAATTGATGCGGCTCAGGCTGTTACTGGTGATGCTTCAACGGGCTTAATATCGAATTTTGCCTTGACACGCCTCGGCGGGGTTGTTGTTTTAGGGGCTGGCAAGCGTTATGGCGTCACTAACTCATCTGCACAATACTCAGGCGGAAAGCTATCATCTGTTGTATTGAAGCGCCGCATTACGATTAGGTCGGACGGGGTTAATGAAACTGGCTCCTACGTTGTGCAATTGCCTATGTCTTACGGGCATGTAATGGCTCCCGCAACGGAAAACTCAAACTTCGATTTCTTTACCTTGTCCGATATTACCATTGAGTGCTTGGGTGATTTTAGCCCCAACTCTCTAAATGGCGTTGATTTCTATGTGCGCTATGATGAATATTCGAAGGTTGACCCTTATAACCGTTTTCAACGCGTTACTGTTAGAAA